TGGAGGAGGAGGTACTCTTAGAAATATTTGTGAAGAATGGAATGGTACTTCTTGGACAGAAACTGTTGATATGTCTGCAGTTAGACAATCTGGAGGAGGAGCAGGAACTTCTACATCTTCTTTAGTTTTTGCTGGAGCCCCTGGACCTCTTTCATCTACAGAAGAATATAGTATACAAGTAGGAACAATAAATGCTGCTGCATGGTCTGCTGGCGAAGCTTTAAATCAAATAAGAAGAGTAGGAGCAGGAACAGGAACGCAAACTTCAGGAATGATATTTGGAGGTTTTGACGCTGCAACTGCATTAGGACATACAGAACAATATGATGGAACAGATTGGACTGAGGTTGGAGATTTAAATACAGCAAGAGGAAAACTTGGTTCTGCAACTGGAGGATCACAAACAGCATCTTTAGCTTTTGGAGGTTCAACGGCTGAACCTTCTAATCCAGGAATTGTAGATAATTCAGAAGAATTTAATGGATCCTCTTGGGCAGAAGGAGATAATATAAACACTGGTAGATTTGGTATTGCTGGAGCAGGCACCCAAACAGCAGGACTTGGGTTTGGAGGATATACACCTGGTGCAAATAGAAATGAATCAGAAGAATATAATGGCACTAGTTGGACTGAAGGGGATAATTTAGGAACTGCTAGATATAAACCTGCTGGTTGTGGAACACAAACAGCAGCATTAGGAGCAACAGGTTATATTGATGGGGGTGGAGGTCCTACTGGTGCTACAGAAGAATATAATGGAACAAGTTGGACAAATGTAAATGCTTGTCCTACTTCACAACACACTGCTCAGTTAGCAGGGACTCAAACAGATGCTATTCTTTTTGGAGGATCTACTAATCTTGCTACAACTTTTGGTTATGATGGAACTAATTGGTCTACAAGACCTTCAATGGGAACAGGTAGAGATTATTCAACTGGATTTGGAACAGCAACAGCTGCAGTTTGTGCAGGTGCAAATGGTGGAAGTCCTGGAGATGAAGGGCTTGGAACTGTTGAAGAATTTACAGGAGAAACAACTACGAAAACTGCAAAGACTATTGACTTTGATTAATTAATAAGTATATTAGAAATAACGAAAGGATTTTTATGACAGATAAAAGAAATATAAAAGCGTTAATAGAAAAAGAAGCACCAAACTTAAATAATTTATTAGACCCAGAAGAGGTTAAAATATTTAAAGGTTTAACAGAAGAGCTTAGAGATACTTGGACTAAAAAGCAAATGTTTAGAACGGAAACTGAAATGCAGTTTTCTGTTTTAAATGATGCAAAATACCCAACAAAGGCTGCTAAATATTGGCAGTGTGTTAGAGAGCAAAATGTATTTTTAGAAAATTTAATGCAGTTATCTTTTGATTATAGAAGAGCAGAAGTTAAGCAAAAAAGAATACAAGAGAAATTAGAAAAGGAAGAAGACCCATTAAAAAAAGAATTGCTGCAGATAGATATAGATGAAAAAACATATCAAAAAGCAAGCATGCAGTTGGTCGCAAGAGACAGGATGAGAGAAATAAAAACTTGGTCTAAGTTTAAAAAACAATTTAATGATGGTTCATTTGATACTAAAAATGTTAATACTCACCAGTTAGATTCTTATCACTTAACTATGAAGAATAAAGCAGAGACGTTAACTCAAGGATCATCTCAACCAGAAGTATTTAATGTATTAGGTCAGTTGCAATCAATTGAAAGAATTAAGAAAGATTTACAAATAGAAAATAAAAAGAAAGAAAATGCTAAACTGGAATTCGAAAAAAACTCAATCGGACAACAGGATTAAAAAACTTTTCTTTTTAGTTGCAATGCCAAGGTCGGGAAATACCTTGTTTACATCTATTATGAATCAAAATCCTGATATAGCATGTACCCCTAATTCTATTACTTTAGAGATTATGAAAGATTTATTTTTGCTTAAAAAAACAGATGTTTTTGAAAATTATCCTGATCATAAATCATTAGATAATGTATTAGATTCTGTTTATGTAAATTATTACAAAGACTGGCCACAAAAATATATTATAGATCGTGGTCCTGTAATGACTGAAGGTAATTTTGCTTTAATGCAAAAGCATTTTAAAAAACCTTTTAAGTGTGTAGTAATACTTAGAAATTTAATGGATGTGTTAGCAAGTTATATGAAATGGTATACAGAAGAACCCACAGCATTTTTAAATAAATCTGGAAATACAGATGATGAAAAATTATCAATGATAATGAATAAAGACGGTGCTGTTGCTAAAGATTTAGAGGCAATTAAAAATTCTTTTAATTATCCAGAGATATGTCACTTTATAAAGTATGATGATTTAGTACAAAACCCTGAAGAAGAAATAAATAAAGTATATACTTTCTTTAACATACCTTATTTTAAACATAGGTTTTTTAATCTAGATCAAGTTCAAGTTAATGGAATGGGATATAATGATGGAATTGTTGGCAAAAATATGCATACTATACGGAATGAAATTAAGAAAGAATACAATTCCTACATTGAAAAAATACCACAAAGAATAAGAGAAAAATATGAACACATTAAATTTTAATTTTATTTTTTTAGGTCAGTCCGTTTTAAAGTATAATGTACCTTTAGACATATTTACTACTATTAATCATATTTATGAAACAAGAAGACACGAATTACCTAGAGCTAATCCACAATTAGTTGGTAAAATTCAAAATGAACATTCTTTATTTTTTGATGGCCCACCTAATAATAAAATGCATCCACATGATTTTTTACCATTAGATGTTAAACGCTGGTTTGGTGAGGTTATGAAACATTATTTAGATTGGAATAAAATTAAAGGTTATGATATGCATTTAAATTCTATTTGGGTTAATGAAATGAAAGCTAATGAATATAACCCAGTACATATTCATCAAGGGGCATTGTATACCGGTTTATCTTCTGTTATGATTTTAAAATTACCACAGGACACTGGTGTTGAATATTCAGCCACTGAAAAACCTATGAATGGTCAGTTACAAATACTAGGAAATGCATCAGGGCAATTTTGTAATTCAGACTATGGTCCAAAAATGAAAGAAGGAAATTTTTATGTATTTCCATATGACATGAGACATTGTGTTTATCCTTTTAATGGAAATGGTTTTAGAAGAACTTTAGCATGTAATATGGATGTAGAATATGACCCAATTAAAAATAGAAGTGCATCATGATAATAACAGAACCTAAATGGAAAAGTTGGATAGTTGAAACAACTATTCCTTTATTTACGCCAGATCAATGTAAACAAATAATTGAATGTGGTCATAGGCAAAAGCCGCAAACGGCACAAGTAGGTACAGGTAAACCTGGTGGTGGAACAGATACAAAAAAACGAGTGACAACAATTTCTTGGATACCATTTAAAGAAATGAAACCTATGTATGATAATATTAATAATTTTATACAAAAAGCAAATAGAAATCATTTTGGATTTAATGATATACAGATAACAGAACAAGCTCAATTTACCGAATACCCTGAAGGTGGATTTTATGATTGGCATATGGATAGTGATGTTAATATGATCCATGAACCACCTGTTAGAAAAATATCAATGACAGTTTTATTATCTCCTGAAAGTCAATTTGAAGGAGGAGAACTAGAACTAATGGTTAAAGGTAAAAGAGCACCTTTGAAACAAGGTCATGCAATTGTATTTGCATCTTTTTTAAATCATAGAGTAGCACCCGTTACACGTGGTGTTAGACAATCACTTGTTATGTGGTTTGGAGGAGAACCTTTTAAATGATTAAAGAATATTTTTTTCCAACTATTATTTACATTAAAGATTTACCCAATGCTAATGAGTTAAATCCTTATTTAGAAAAACAAATAATTCAATGGAGTAATCAAGACAAAGGTGTGATTAAAACTAATAGGAATGGTTGGCACTCACAGACCGATATGAATCAAAGAAAAGAATATGAACCTTTAATTCAAGAATTGTTTCAAATGCAAAATGAAATAATTCAAGAAGAGTATTTAGACATGGATCCTAAACTAGGAAACATGTGGGCTAACATTAATCCACCGGGTGGGTATAATAATAGCCACATACACCCTAATTCATTATTCTCTGGAGTGTATTACATAAAAGGACAACCAAATTCTGGAAGACTATCTTTAATGGATCCAAGACCAGGAGCACAACACTGTATGCCTACAAGAAAAAAAGGAAAATTACCTAGAGAGTTGTGGCGAGAAACTTATTATGATCCTATTCCTGGAAGACTTATAATGTTTCCTTCGTGGATGTGGCATAAGGTAGAACCCAATAAAAGCAACGACATAAGAATATCTGTGTCTTTTAACTTTATATTATTTTAATGTTTGATAAATACCAAGTAATAAAGAATGCAATTAGTTATGAACTAGCTAATTTTATATATAATTGTTTTTTACTCAAACGTGATGCAGTTCAATGGATGTATAAAAATAATATAACTTATGACAATGGTTTACAAGGCACTTGGAATGATCCACAAGTTCCTAATACATATTCTGTTTATGGTGATTATACAATGGAAACTTTAATGATGAAAGTTTTACCAAAAATGATTCAAGAAACAGGGTTAAATCTAGTACCTACTTATTCATACGCTAGGTTATATAAAAAAGGAGACATACTTCATAGACATAAAGATAGACCTAGTTGTGAAATATCTACAACTATTAATCTTGGAGGTGATCCTTGGCCTATATTTATAGATGGTACAGGTGCTGATAATGTTATAGATGAACGTAAAAATATAATTAAACCCAACGCTCCAGAAGGCACAAAAGTCTTGCTTGAAGTAGGCGACATGCTAGTATATAGTGGATGTGAATTAGAGCATTGGAGAGAACCATTTGAAGGAAATGTTTGCGGACAAGTATTTCTTCATTATAACCATGTAAATGGTCCTTTTGCTGAAAAGAATAGGTTCGACAAAAGGCCGATGTTAGGTGTTCCAAAATTAAGGAATTAATAATATAATGGTTATTTATGTTACAAAAATTAAGATTTGATCCAGGGTTCAATAAACAAGTTACAGCAACTGGTGGTGAAGGCCAATGGGTTAGTGGTGATTATGTGCGTTTTAGATATGGTTCACCTGAAAAAATAGGTGGTTGGGCTCAATTAGGAGATGTAACTTTAACGGGTAGAACTGTGGCCATGCACCAGTTTGTTAATGCAAGTGGTATTAAATATTCAGCATTAGGAACAAACAGAATTTTATATGTATATTCAGGAGGAGCATTTTATGACATTACTCCTATTAAGGCTACAACAACATTAACAAATGCGTTTACAACAACACAAAGCGATGCAACTGTTACATTAACTTTTTCATCTGCTCATAATATTACTAAAGGTGATATTATTTTATTAGATAATTTTACTGAAATTACTAATTCTAATTTTAGTTCTGGTGATTTTGATGATAAAGTATTCATGGTTGCAACCGTCCCTACTTCAACAACTATTACAATTGAAATGGAATCAGCTGAATCTGGATCAGGAGCTAGTACTTCAGGTGGTATAAGAGTTCAACACTATTATTCAATAGGTCCTTCCGTTGAAGCTTCAGCTGCTGGTTGGGGATTAGGATTATGGGGTGGTACTGTAGCTGGAGAAGTTTTTGATACTTTAGATGGAGCATTAACTTCAGGATCATCAAGTATTGTATTAGATGATTCATCTGGTTTTCCTGCATCAGGAACAGTGATAATAGATGATGAAAGAATTGCTTTTACAACAAACACTACTGGTACAGGAACTTTATCAGGTTTAACAAGAGGATCAGATAACACGACAGCAGCTAGTCACTCTGATGGAGCGACAGTAACTGATGCTTCTGAATATACTAAATGGGGTGCATCACAAACAGGTGATATTATAACGGCTCCTGGTT